AGGGATTCTCTCATCGTCACATTTATGATAACTCGGGTCATACTCATTTTTCTTAATCAATGTTTCCCACTTCGGGAATCCATTAAGTATCTCAGTCACGCTAACCCCTCGTCTACGAAACTCTTGCCAATCTCCTCCTGTCATCTCCTCCAATCCTTCTTCCAGCATTAATCTCTCATTCATTGGATTAACACTGTACTCCAATGCTACTTGGTAAAGGAAGAATAAACCATCATATGCAATTCGATTCGAGGCGTATGTCCCATAAGCATGACCTATACAGGATAACATTATTTCAATCGGCCCCCTGCTCCTAACATCTCGACCCCAACCAACCCTAACCCAGAATTCAAAGGCTTCTCGGAAAGGCAGGTAACGGGGCTGCCTATCGAGTGCAACGTAAGGATTTAATACTGCTTGCTGTCTACAGAACGTCATCCCCTTATGGACTAAGTAACCACCTTTTTGACTACTAAGGAAGCTTATTCCATTTCTTAACCCCCTAATTCTTACCCCAAAATGTTCCCACATAAAATGCACAAAAACAGTTCCTCCCAAGTATTTCTGCACTAAAGGATCATTAGTCATGTTGTAGACGTGATCGTCCCCATACACAATTAATGCCACGAGCCACATCATTGCATCTTCTAACTGCTCCTTATGGGAATCAGGGGCATTCATTATCTGGAAAACACCAAATAGAAAGAACCAAAGACACATTATCCATGAGTCTCCATGCGATGTATTATAAATCCCACTCGGCATACCTCCAGTCTTAAAGCCCCATATCTTTCCGAACATATGTGTTAAGCGCACCACAATTGTCCGTATCAAGAATCTCGTTATCTTTTTCCTCATCTCATAGTCTGGTCCTGTGGGTATATCATAGACCAATCCAAAAGAAAAGTATAGATCGATGAATCTCTCCCAAACCGATTGGTCAAAGTTTTCAACGTCTCCTTCCACCAATATGTGAAGCCACTCAGTAAGAATATCAATCTTTAATTTCTTGGCTATCTCATCCATTCCTCCATTACTCCATTTCATACCTACACATATCGGTCCTCTCCGTTCAAGCATCATCCGAAGCTCACTCACCATTCTCTCCATTAAAATAAATATTGAGCTTGGGATAACAAACAACCGGCACTTATGTCTCCATGCAGCATAAGCGACAGGGT